GTGACCCGCGCTTCCTGAGCGCAGCGTTGTAGGCAGACCAGTTCGTGGTGCGGTAGCGGGCGGGCGTGGGCTTGCTCATGCTGCCCGTCTAACCGCATGGATTCACCAGGTGAATCCTTCACGGGGAAAGTTCTGCAACAACGCCTATCCCTGACCTGCAAATGACGCTAAAGGCACCTGGCCGCTAGCAAACCAAAATAGAGTATACAAAATGCGCTTCTTGCCTCCCGACGAGCACGTGAACCTTTACAATAGCGGTTTCGACGATGATCTTCTTGGACGCGCGAAAGTAAGCAAGGCGCTATCCGACGTTCTCGAGCGCATAGAGGACCCGCTGGTTGTAGCTCTCGATGGGCGATGGGGCACCGGGAAATCATACTTCCTGAAAAGATGGGTCGGCGCTCACACCTTACAAAACGGTGGCGAGGCGCTTACCGTATATTTCGATGCTTTCGCCCATGACTACCTGTCTGACCCTCTGATTGCACTCGTCGGAGCGCTGTCAGAACGGATCCCACGCACGGAAGGGCCGAAGCTTGACCGAGTTAAAAATATTGCAATTAAGCTCATAAAACCGGCGACCCGAGTCGGCCTCGCTCTGACGACCTATGGCGCCACGGAAGCGCTTAGCGGAATTGGAGATGCCGCCGCAACGGCAATGAAGGGCGAAGCTGAAAAGGCCGTGGACAACTTCTGGAGGAACGAGGAGGGGCGCCAAAGTGGCATGGCAGAATTCCGTGCAGCCATCAAGACACTTACTGCGCCTGCAGGACAGAAAAACGCGACGCCGCTAATCATCGTGATCGACGAATTGGATAGATGTCGTCCCGATTATGCGCTCGAAGTTCTAGAGGTCATCAAACACTTCTTTGCGGTGCCACACGTTCATTTTGTGCTTGGAGTAAACCTCAAAGCATTGGAAAACAGCGTCAAGGTTCGTTACGGGGCAGAAATAGATGCAACTTCATACCTTCAGAAGTTTTTGAGCTTTACGCTAAACCTGCCAGATGACATCGGTGACCATGAGCGAACGCCATCGGTCATTCAATATGTGAGCCACCTCGGGGCGGCGATGGCCACCCCGAAAAATCTTTTGGCTGAGGTCCGCAGGCAATTGGAAGTGCTGTCGAAATGCAACCACATTTCGATCAGGGATGTTGGAAAGATTATGTCAACGGTGTCGCTGCTGCCCGAGGAAGCTCAGGGTGAAAGAATATATGCGGGGTGGCGGACTGCAACGGTTACTCTCATCATTACTAGGGTAATCCGACCGGATCTTTTCGCTAAACTTCTGAAGGCTTCGATCGGCGACGAAGAACTTGCCACCTATATTGGCGCGACCAAAGAATGCATCAGCCAAAAACTTGCTGATGGAGAGCGGAACCCCAACTACAACCATAAAGTGCTAATCCTTTATTCCATCTGGATGTTTATCTGTCACGATGGGATTTTGGACGATAATGAGGAGTGGCCTGCGGTGGCAAAGTTTTTTGACGACTTTGGACGGCCGGACAATGTTAATAAGATACCTCTAAAGATCTACGAGGATTGGCTAAGCGTCTTTAAGCTTTCCTGAGCGCACGTGAAGGGACCGGAAACATGAGCTGCCGCCTCTGACTGGCCCTACATCCCCTCGGTCGGTTCCTCCCCGGCGCTGAGCGTATGCGGGGGGGCGCAGCGCGGCGGTTCGCTAGCGTGAGGCATTTTCACCGGGGAAGCCAGGCGGAAGCCACCTTGCGACCCGGAGCCGAAAATCTTGTGTCAGATCAGCGGCTTGCGGAATCACGATCTGGCCGTGGTGGATTCCCGGCGGGAAGCCAGGGAAGCCACCTTCGGGGAAGCCAGGTGGGCAGAAGCCACCCCGAAAAGCCAATTCATTAGAAGCCGTTGAATCCGCTTCACTTTTCGGGTTGACAGACCTGCCCCCATTGACCTACCCCTTGATCATCGAAGAATTGCGCCCGGAGGAACCCCCTCGCGGGCGCTTTTCATTTCCCCTCCCCCACATCCCGAGCCCCCCCCATGGACCTCGTCTTCGCGCCTAGCGAGATCGAAACCTGGCCGATTGCCCGGCTGCGGCCCTATGCCCGCAATGCCAAGATGCATGGTGACGACCAGGTGGCGAAGATCGCCGCCAGCATGGCCAAGTTCGGCTGGACCGTCCCCTGCATGGTGGCCGACGATGGCGAGCTGATTGCGGGCCATGGCCGGGTGCTGGCGGCCACCATGCTCGGGCTGACCGAGGTGCCGGTGATCCGGCTCAGCCATCTCGACGAGGCGGAACGCCGGGCCTACCGGATCGCCGACAACAAGCTGACCGAACTGGGCGAATGGGACGAGGCGATGCTGCGCGACGAGATCGCGGGGCTGCTGGCCGAGGATTTCGACCTGACCCTGCTCGGCATCAGCGACGATGACCTCGACTCGCTGCTGCGGGATCCCGAGGCGCTGGGCGGCGATGGTCCGGTCGAGGGCGAGGACGACGTTCCGGACGTGCCGGTCACGCCGGTGTCGGTGCCCGGCGACCTGTGGCAGCTGGGTGCGCACCGCCTGATCTGCGGCGACAGCACCGCCGCCGATGTGGTCGAACGGCTGCTCGGTGACGTACGCCCCCTGCTGATGGTCACCGACCCGCCCTATGGCGTCGAGTATGACCCCTCCTGGCGCAATCAGGCGGGCGCGACCAAAACGAAACGCACCGGCAAGGTGCTGAACGACGACCGGGCCGACTGGCGCGAAGCATGGGCGCTGTTCCCAGGCGACGTGGCCTATGTCTGGCACGGCGCGCTGCATGCCGCGACCGTGGCGGACAGCCTGACCGCCGCGGGTTTCGCCATCCGGTCGCAGATCATATGGGCGAAGGACCGGCTGGTCCTCAGCCGCGGCGATTACCACTGGCAGCACGAACCCTGCTGGTATGCCGTCCGCGCTAAGGGCAAGGGTCACTGGGCCGGAGACCGCAAGCAGACCACCCTCTGGCAGATCTCCAACCGGGATCAGGATGCCGACACCGTGCACGGCACCCAGAAGCCGGTCGAGTGCATGCGCCGCCCGATCCTGAACAATTCCAGCGCCGGCCAGGCAGTCTACGAGCCCTTCATGGGTTCCGGCACCACGCTGATCGCGGCCGAGACCACGGGGCGGGTCTGTTTCGGGGTCGAGTTGAACCCGGCCTATGTCGATGTGGCCATCGAACGGTGGCAGTCGTTTACGGGTCAGGAGGCGGTACTGAAGGAAACCGGCGAGACCTTCACCGCCCTGAAGGCCAAGCGGCTCGCCGCATGAACGCGCCCCTCCTGCCCGGCCGGATCGAGCATTGGCCGCTGGCCCGCCTCCGGCCCTACGCCCGCAACGCCAAGACCCATGATTCTGATCAGGTCACGAAGATCGCCGCCAGCATGGCCGAGTTCGGTTGGACTGTTCCCTGCCTCGTCGCGGCCGATGGCGAGCTGATCGCGGGCCACGGCCGCATCCTGGCCGCGGCCCAGCTCGGGCTGGCGGAGGCGCCGGTAATCGTACTGGGCCATCTGACCGAGGCGCAGCGCCGCGCCTACCGGATCGCCGACAACAAGCTGACGGAACTTGGCGGGTGGGACGAGGCGCTGCTGCTCGAGGAACTGCGGGGCCTTATGGCCGAGGACTTCGACCTTGGGCTGATCGGGATCCCCGAAGATGAACTGGACGCGCTGCTGAACGATGCCGACGACCGCGTGCCCATCGACGATGACACCGCCGACACAATCCCCGAAGCCTCGGCCGAGCCGATCACCCGCCCCGGCGACATCTGGGCGCTCGGCGATCACCGGCTGATCTGCGGCGATGCCACCGATCCGGGTATAGTGGCACGGCTGATGGACGGGGCGGCGGCGTCGCTCATGTTCACTTCCCCGCCCTATGCCCAGCAGCGCGACTATGGCGCGGCGAAGGAAAAGGTCGGCGATTGGGATGCGCTGATGCAGGGCGTCTTCGCCGCGGCGCCCGTCAGCGCCGATACCCAGCTGCTGGTGAACCTCGGCCTTGTTCACCGTGACGGTGAGTGGATCCCCTATTGGGAGGGCTGGATCGACTGGATGCGCGCGCAGGGCTGGCGGCGGTTCGGCTGGTATGTCTGGGACCAGGGGCCCGGCCTTCCCGGCGACTGGAACGGGCGGCTCGCACCGTCGCACGAGTTCATCTTCCACTTCAACCGCCAGCCCCGCAAACCGAACAAGACGGTCGAGAGCAAGCACGCGGGCGAAACCCTCGGCGGCGGCGGGTTGCGCGGGGCCGACGGCACGGTCCATCGCAAGACTGGCTACGGCAACGCGATCCAGAGCCACCGCATCCCGGACAGCGTCTTCCGCATCATGCGCCACAAGGGCGGGTTGGGCGCGGCCGGATCGCACCCGGCCGTGTTTCCGGTGGCGCTGGTCGAGGCGGTGCTGGAAGCCTTCACCGATCCCGGCGACCTGGTGTTCGAACCCTTCTGCGGCTCCGGCACCCAGCTGATAGCAGCAGAGCGGACCGGGCGGCGCTGCCGCGCCTTGGAACTAGATCCTGCCTATTGCGACGTGGCGGTGCGGCGGTGGGAGATGGCGACTGGGCGGAAGGCGGAGTTCCTCGCCCCCCCTTGAACCAACCGGACCATCCAAAATGACTCAGGTGGTCTTTGCGACTTTCTGGCGTTTTGGCTTCGGGGGAATAGTGCTCTTGATGCTCAGCGCCTTTTTGCCAACGATAAACGCGCGTTGCAGGAACACTTCCATTGCGTAAAGGAGCTGATCAACATCTTTCGAGTCAGGCGACCAGCCGCGATGGGCGGCCGCGTTACCAGCATCGGTTATCACTTCAAGAATGTCGTGTTCTGTAGCCCCGATCCATCCACCATTCTGTAGGTCGGACAGTTTTTCTGCAAAAGTCTTTGCTGGATCTATTCCAAGAACTTCCGTGCCCCGATCAAGCGCCGTACGAAGCCCGACAGCAGTCAGAATGTAAGCTTCGTTGTCTCGGGCGACATACATTTCGTTCAATATCGCTTGAAGCTGGCTATCGATCTTCCCGATGGCGTCCAGCCAAACTGGCTTGGCGGCGCTTTGCGGCTTTGGGTAAGTGATCTTCGTTCGAGTGTATTCGACCTGCGTTTCACCATTTGGACCATACCAATAATTCAGGTCTTCATCATTCCAACTATCATGCAAATAGAAAACGGTTTCGCAGCCGCGACACTGAAGGAGTGAATGGTCAACACCCCCATTCATCGAGTAGCCGTTTTGTTTGTCCTCCCAGTGCCATGGCACGTAGACATGGCCGTGAATGTCACAGACCCGTTCAGCGTTGCACTCGGGACAGTGCTCTCTGGCCGTCTTTGGTTTTTCGTTTACGGGGGCGTCATCAGTCATCGAGTCACCAAGAGTCATCGTTCCACTGGAGGCTACAGAACAGGTAATGACGTGTCACCGCTAGTCAAAATGGTAGGGACGCGAGTCAGAGCTGATAGACCGTCCCCCTACCCTCGATCTTCTTAGCTGTGATGGGCAGGCCCAGTTTCTTCTTCAGGGAGCCAGAGATGCAGCCGCGGACGGTATGGGCCAACCACCCGGTGGCCTCGACCATTTCGGCGACCGTCGCGCCCTCGGGGCGCTGGAGCATGGCGATGATCTGGGCCTGCTTGGTGCCAGCGCGGATGGCGACCGGTTTTGCGGTGTCGGTGTCGTCGGGCGCGGGTTCCGCCTTGGGCTTCGCCCTCCGCACGCTGGCGACGGCGCTGGCCACCACCGGCTCGATCCCGATGGCCTCCAGCCCGGCCTCGGTGGCGATCAGCGTGGTGCCGTGACCGTCGCCGGTCTCGCGCCACATCGGCTCATTGCGGCGCAGGTTCGCCTCGACCTCCTCGAGCCAGCCGCGGGCGATCATCTTGCCGACCACCATCTTGGCGGCGGCGCCGACCAGCCCCTCGGGCAGCGGCAGGGCAAGGTTGCCGGGCCGGGTCGCGGCGCGGAACAGGATCAGGGTCTGGGTGTCGGACGGGGTGGTCATCGGGGCCTCCGGGCGCTGTGGCGCGCGACGTGCGCGCCTTCTACGAAAGCAAGCCCCGTCCTCGGACGGGGCAGCCGTCGCGCGTTGTGGGCGCTTCAGGCGGCGTGTTCGCCTTCCTTGAAGGCGCTGTCGGTGATCTGGCGCAGCAGACCCGCGTAGTGCTTCAGCGTCCCGACATGGCCCCAGTTGATCTCGTCGGGGTGGGTCTCGAAGTGGTCGTCGCTGAGGGCCTTCAGGCGCTCCAGCATCGTGTCGATCTCGGCCTTGGCGGCGATGAAGGCGTCGAGGGCTTTGGAATTGTCGCTGGCGCGGCGGGTGGTCATGGCGGGGCATCCTTCGGTGAGTTGCATCGTTCTGGTGCCAACACCATCGCTCTGTCGGGCGGATGATCGTAGGCAAATCGGAGCAATATCAGTGCGTTCTGATCGCTCTGGTCAGATCAGCCGCATCTCGGCCAGCGTGCGGCTGGCGGCACCCAGCTGGGCGGTGGGCAGTTCGATCTTCAGGTGCGACAGGACGTCGGAGGCCTCGGCCGGGATCCCGCTCTCGCGCAACGCCTGCTCGATGACCTCGGCAATGGCATCCGGGCGGCTCAGGTCGAAGCCCTCGGGAAGGGTGGAATAGTCGATGCGGATGGTGGTCGTGGTCATGGTGAAGCCCTCCTGGGATCGGCGCGATGCGGCCTGCTGATGGACAACAGAATCGCTCCAGAGGGGAAGACAATCAACGGGAATGATTGTTTTTTCCTGTTTATTTTCAATATCTTGATAGGATTCACAGCGCCATGAAAGGCATGAGCGAACGCGAGTATGCGGCCCATTCCGGCCTGTCCCGCGGTGGGGTGCAGAAGGCGCGCAAGAACGGGCGGCTGGTGGTGTACGACGACGGGTCGATCAATGCAGCGGCCTCCGACGTGCGCCGGGCGGAGATGACGGACCCCGACCAGCAGCGCCGCAGCCTGGGTGGGGATGGGTTGGCCAGCGGTGCGGGCGAGACCTCGTCCTACATCAAGGCGCGCACGCTGCTGACGGTCTATGCCGCGCAGGACAAGCAGATCGCGGTTCAGAAGAAGAAGGGCACGCTGGTCGATCGCGCGCGGGCGGAAACGCTGGTGTTCCGCCTGGCGCGGCAGGAACGGGATGTCTGGGTGACCTGGCCCGGACGGGTGGCCGCGCTGATGGCGGCGCAGATCATGGCGGAGGTGGAACGGCAATCCGGGGCATCGGTGACGATCGAGACCGCGATCATGCAGAGGGTGCTGGAAGCCCATGTCCGCGAACAGCTCGACGCCCTCGCCGACCTCAGGGTCTCGCTTGCATGATGAGGAGGACGACAACGGTCTGACCGCGGGTCTCGACCTCGGTTTCGACGGCGCCGAGGACCTTTTGCGGGTCTGGCGACAGGGCCTGCGCCCCGATCCGAACCTGACGGTGTCGGAATGGGCGGATCAGCATCGATGGCTGTCGTCGCGGGGCGCGGCCGAACCGGGGCGCTATCGCACCGCCCGGGCCCCTTATCTACGCGAGATCATGGATGCGCTCTCGCCCGGCCATCCCGCGCAGCGCATCACCTTCATGAAGGCCGCGCAGGTCGGGGCCACGGAAGCGGGCAACAACTGGATCGGCTTCGTCATCCATCATGCGCCGGGGCCGATGCTGGCAGTGCTGCCGAGCCTCGAACTGGCGAAACGCACCTCGCGCGGCCGCCTTGATTCCCTCATCGCGGACAGCCCGGCGCTGCGCGAGCGGGTGAACCCGGCCCGGTCGCGGGACGCGGGCAATTCGATGTTGTCGAAGGAATTTCCCGGCGGCATCCTGGTCCTGACCGGGGCCAACTCGGCGACCGGCTTGCGGTCGATGCCAGCGCGCTACGTCTTCCTCGACGAGGTCGACGCCTATCCCGCCTCGGCCGACGAGGAAGGCGATCCGGTCACGCTGGCCGAAGCGCGGACCACGACCTTCTCGCACCGGCGCAAGGTGTTCATGGTCTCGACGCCCACGATCCGGGGTCTGAGCCGGATCGAGCGCGAGTTCGAGGCGTCCGACCAGAGGCGCTACTTTGTGCCCTGCCCGCACTGCGGCACGATGCAATGGCTGCAGTTCGACCGCCTGCGATGGGCGAAGGGGAAGCCGGAAACCGCCGTCTATCACTGCGAGGGGTGCGAACGCCCTATCGCCGAGCACCACAAGACGGAGATGCTAGCCAAGGGCGAATGGCGGGCGACGGCGGTTTCCAAGGATCCGAAGGCCATCGGCTTCCACCTCTCGGCACTCTACTCGCCCTTGGGCTGGAAAAGCTGGTCCGACGTCGCGCGGGAATGGCTCGCGGCTCAAGGCTCGGACGAGACGCTGCGAGTCGCGCGCAACACGCTGCTTGGCGAGACATGGGTCGAGTCGGGCGACGCGCCGGAATGGCAACGGCTGGCGGATCGGCGTGAAGCCTGGAAGCCCGGCACGGTGCCCATGGCGGGGTTGTTTCTGACCGCCGGCGCGGACGTCCAGAGGGACCGCATCGAGGTCGATATCTGGGCGTGGGGCCGGGGGCTCGAATCCTGGCTTGTCGATCACATCGTCATTCCGGGCGGGCCTGACGCCCCAGAAGCCTGGGACAAGCTGACTGCCTTGCTCGGGCACAGCTGGCAGCACGCCAACGGCGCCTTCATGACCGTGGCACGGCTTGGCGTCGATACCGGTTACGAGGCCGCGGCCGTCTATGCCTGGTCACGCAAGGTCGGGTTCGAACAGGTGGCGCCGCTGAAAGGCCTCGAGGGGTTCAACCGCGCCGCCCCTGTGTCGGGCCCGACCTTCGTCGATGCGACCATCGGCGGCAAACGGCTGCGCCGCGGCGCGCGGCTTTGGTCGGTGGCAACGGCGACGTTCAAGGCGGAGACCTATCGGTTCCTGCGGATCGAACGTCCCTCGGACGAAGACCGGGCGCTAGGCATCCTCGATGCGCCGGGGACCTTGCACATCCCAGGCTGGGCGGACACCGAATGGCTGAAGCAGCTGGTAGCGGAACAGCTGGTCACGATCCGCAACAAGCGCGGCTATGCCCATCAGGAATGGCAGAAGATGCGCGAGCGGAACGAGGCGCTGGACTGCCGGGTCTATGCCCGCGCCGCGGCGTGGATCCTCGGCGCCGACCGGTGGGACGAGGCCACCTGGCGGCGGCTCGAGGCGCAGGCGGGCGTGGAAACGCGCCTGCCCGCCGCCGTGCCCACGGCGACGGAAACGGCGGCATCGGCCGCACCCAAAGCCGGAACCCTGACCACGCCACGCCGGAAACGGCGGGCCTACACCCCGAACTTCATGAGGGACTGATGGACCTGGAACGCATGCAGGCCCTGCTGACCGCGCTGCAGGAAGCCCGCTTCGCCGGGCTGCGCAGCGTCAGCTACGACGGCAAGACCGTGACCTATGGCTCGGATGCCGAACTGGCCGCGGCGATCCGGGACTTGGAGGGGCGCATCGCAGCGGCCAGCGGCACACCTGCCCGCCGCCGTCGCTGGGGCACCGTCGCGACCAAGGGGCTTTGACGATGGTCTTCGACGCCTTCCGCGCGCGGCTAGGGTCCATCATCGGTGGCTTCGACGCCGCGCAGTCCCACCGCCGCATGCGCGGGTTCCGGGCCACCCGCGCGCATGTGAACACGCTGATCGCCGCCTCGGGCGAGACCATCACCGCCCGCGCGCGCTGGCTCGTCCGCAACAACGGCTATGCCGCGAACGCGGTCGATGCCTTTGCGAACCATGTCGTCGGTGACGGGATCAAGCCCTCGTCGAAGATCGCCGATGCAACGAAGAAGGAGGAGTTGCAGAAGCTCTGGCTCGCCTGGACCGACGAAGCCGATGCCGAGGGCCTGACCGATTTCTTCGGCCTCCAGCGCCGGGCGGCACGCGAGGTGTTTCTGGCGGGCGAAGTCTTCCTGCGCATCCGCGCCCGGCGGCCGGAAGACGGGCTGACCGTGCCGATGCAGCTGCAGATGCTGCCCTCGGAAATGCTGCCCCAGGACATGACCCGCGGTCTGCCCGGCGCGGGATCAATCCGGCAGGGCATCGAATTCGACGGCATCGGTCGCCGGGTGGCCTATCACTTCTTGCGCCGCCACCCGGGCGACATGACCGATCCGGGGCTGGCCGGGGAAACCGTCCGGGTTCCTGCCTCCGAGGTCATCCACATCCTGGACCCCGTCGAGGCGGGCCAGCTGCGGGGCGTGTCGCGCTTCGCCGCAGCGGTGGTCAAGCTCTTCACGCTGGACCTCTACGATGACGCGGAGCTCGAGCGGAAGAAGACCGCGGCGATGTTCGCCATGTTCATCACCTCCCCCGCCCCGGAAACCGCCCTCGATCCGGCCGAGGACGATCTCGAGGTCGAACCCGGACAGGTGGTGCGGCTGGATCCGGGCGAAGATGTCACCACGCCATCCACCCCGGACTCGGGCAACACCTATGAGCCCTTCCAGTACCGCACGCTCCTGCAGGTCGGCGCGGCGCTGGGCGTGCCCTACGGCTACCTCACAGGTGACACCGCGAAGGGGAACTTCTCGAACACCAGGATAGCGCTCGTCGACTTCCGCCGCCGCATCTCCGCCTTCCAGCATTCGGTGATGGTCTATCAGCTCTGCCGCGCGGTCTGGACGCGCTGGATGGACACGGCCGTTCTGGCGGGTGCCATCGACCTGCCGGGCTATGCCACTGACCGGCGCGCATACCTTGCCTGCGACTGGCTCCCCACGAAGTGGGACTGGATCGACCCGGCCAAGGATGCCGCGGCCGAGATCCTGCAGATCGAGGCCGGGCTGAAATCCCGCACACAGGCCATCGCAGAGCGAGGCTACGACGCCGAACAGGTCGACCGAGAGATCGCTGCGGAACGCAAGCGCGAGGCGGAACTGGGCCTCGACTTCCGGCGGCCGGGATCCCCCGCGCAGGCGGCGGGAACTACCGGCGGCGAGGAACAGGGCAGCGAAACAGGCCCTGACGAGCAGGACCAGCGCGAGAGCGACGACAGCGAGGACCGGGAACCCCGGCCCGCGGAGGACGCATGATGCACCACACCCAGATCGCCCAGCGCGTCTTCAACACCCCGCTGATGGTCGATCCCGCCAAGGCGCTGGCCTTCCTGACCGGCCTTGGCCCGCGGATCACCGGCAGAGAAATCAGCGTCGAGGGGGTCGAAATCGCCGCCGAAGCGCAGGAGGCCGCCAGCATGACCGTCCGGGCGTCGTTGTTCGGTGATGATCTGACCAACCGCCAGGCACGGAATGGTGGCCAGCCATTCGCTGTGGTGGACGGGATCGCCGTCATCGAGATCGCGGGCACGCTGGTGCATCGCGGGGCCTGGATCGGGCAATCCTCCGGTCTGACCTCCTACGAGGGGATCGCGGCCCAGCTGCAGGCGGCGGTGGTTGACCCTGCCATCCGCGGCATTGCGCTCGACATCGACAGCTTTGGCGGCGAGGTGGCAGGCGCCTTTGACCTGGCCGACCGCATCCGCGCCGCGCGTCAGGTCAAGCCAGTCCAAGCCTTCGTCGCCGATCATGCCCTCTCGGCCGCCTATGCGCTGGCCTCCCAGGCCGACCGGATCATCCTGCCCCGCACCGGCGCTGTCGGCAGCATCGGTGTCGTGGCCATGCACAGCGACATGAGCGGGGCGCTGGACCAGAAGGGCATCGCCGTCACGCTGATCCACGCCGGGGCCCGCAAGGTCGATGCGAACCCTTACCAGCCCCTGCCCGAGGCCGTCCGCGACAGGATCGCGGGCGAGTTGGAAGACCTCCGCCAACTCTTTGCCGAGACCGTCGCCGAGGGCCGCGGCCAGCGCCTCGACACCCAACGCGCGCTGGGCACCGAAGCCGCCGTCTTCCGCGGCGAGGCGGCGGTTTTTGCCGGTCTTGCCGACGAGGTGGCCGATCCCGTCACCGCCTTCCGCGCGTTCACCGCCGCACATCGCGGCACAATCACCCCCAGAGGAAAGGGCTCGATGATGACCACCGCCCCCGAAGACCATGCGCAGCCTGCGGTCGCGCCTGCTGCCAGCACGCCGCAGGAACCAACCCCGCCCGCGGCAGTCGCGCCGGTGCAAACCACGGCGGCCGCGATGTCACCCGAAGCGATCCGCGCCGAGGCGGCGGAGGTCGCGCAGGTCTGCGCACAGGCCGCACGCCTCGGCATCCAGATTGATGCCGCCGACGCCGTCGCCAAGGGCGTGAAGCCCGAGGCCCTGCGCGCCAAGGTCCTGGCCGACCTCGCCGCCCGCAGCGATGCCGCCGGCATCATCGCCACCGCCCCGGCGGCGGGCGCGAAGGAAAGCCCCATCGTCGCAGCCGCCAGGAAATCCGCCGCCGCCTCGCGCTGATACCGGCGCGGACCACCCCGCGCTGCGTCATCGCGCGGCGCACCCCATCCCCCAACATCCTGGAGACTGAACCATGCCCGTCCTGACGGAACCGCCCAGCATGGGCGACGTCCTCAAATATGAGGTCAACCCGAACTACACCCGCGAAGTGGTGACTCTGCTCGTGGGTATGCCCTACCCCACGGGTGCTGTCCTCGGCCGCATCACCGCAAGCGGCAAGTACAAGCTCGCGACCAGCGGCGGCACCGACGGCGCGCAGACCGCCTCGGCTGTCCTCCTCTATGCCGTCGATGCCACGCTGGCCGATGCCGTGGGCATCGTCGTCGCCCGCGGCCCTGCCATCGTCTCGCGTGCCGCCCTCGCCTACGACGCCACCGTCGATGACGCGGCCAAGATCACCACCAAGATCGGCCAGCTGGCCGCCGCAGGCATCATCGCCCGCGACGGCGTCTGATCCCCCTCATCCCCCCGGAGCATCCCCATGACCCTCGTCCGCAATCCCTTCGACGCTGGCGGTTACTCGCTGGCCGAGATGACGCAGGCCATCAACATCCTGCCCAACCTCTATACCCGCCTCGCCCAGATCGGCCTCTTCCGCTTCGAAGGTGTCAGCCAGCGCTCGGTCATCATCGAGCAGTACGAAGGCGTCCTGAGCCTCCTGCCCTCGGTCCCCCTCGGCGGCCCCGCCACGGTCGGCACCCGGGAAGGCCGGTCGATGCGGTCCTTTGCCCTGCCGTGGATCCCGCATGATGACGTGGTCCTGCCTGCCGACATCCAGGGACAGCCCGCGCTGGGCACGTTCGATGCGGCCGATCCGCTCGTCGAGGTGATGAACCGCAAGCTGCTCCTCATGCGCCGCAAGCACGCCCAGACCCGCGAATACATGGAGATGAACGCGCTCCGCGGCATCGTGAAGGACGGGGCGGGCACGACCATCTACAACTACTTCACCGAATTCGGCCTGGCGCAGATCTCGGTCGACTTCGTGCTCGGCACCGCAGGCACGAACGTGCAGGGCAAGGTCCGCGAGGTGCTGCGGGCCATTGAGGACAACCTCCTCGGCGAGGCGATGACCTCGGTCCATGCGCTGGTCAGCCGCGAGTTCTTCGACAAGCTGATCGCGCATCCGAAGACCGAGGAGGCCTACAAGTTCTACGCCTCGACCGGCGCCCAGCCGCTGCGCGAGGACGTCCGCCGCAACTTCCCCTTCGCCGGCATCCTCTTCGAGGAATATTCCGGCACCGTCACCCTCTCCACCAAGGCCACCGAACGGCTAGTTCCGGCGAACGAGGGCATCGCCTTCCCCTTGGGCACCATGGACACCTTCACCACCTATGGCGGCCCCGCGAACCTCCTGGAAACCGCCAACACCATCGGCCTGCCCCTCTACGCCCGCCAGCATCTCGACGAGAAGGGCCGCTGGATCGACGTGATGACCGAGGCCTCGATCCTGCCGGTGAACAAGCGGCCCCGGCTGGCCGTCCGGATCCACAGCTCGAACTGACGGACCTACCCATGTCCGTCTTTGCCGCCGCCATGGACCGCATCTTCAGCCATGCGTCAATGGCGGCCCCGGCCCTCTGGATCTCGGCCACCACCTCAGAGGAACGCCAGATCCGCATCATTCGCCGCGCCCCGGATCGCGTGACCGACTTCGGCGCGGGCCGGTTCGTCAGCGACACCATGGTGGTGGACGTGCGCGTGGTCGACCTGCCCGCCCCTCGGCCGGGCGATCTGATCGTCATCGGCACCGATAGCCATATCATCCAGGGGGAACCGCTGCGCGACCGGGAACGGCTGATCTGGACGCTGGACCTGCGCCCGGCGTGACACGATGAAACTGAAGCTCGAAATCGATCCCGACATCGTCGCGATGATGCAGGCGGAAATCGCTGCCGGTAAAAGGGCCGTCACGACCGCGATGCGCGAGGCGGGCGCGGGCCTGAAATCCGCCTGGCGCGGCCAGATCACCGGCGCGGGGCTTGGCACCCGGCTCGGCAACTCGATCCGGCTCGCGACCTATCCCAAGGGCAGCGACAGCCTGAACGCCGCGGCGCTGGTCTGGTCGAACGCCCCGGTGATCGTCGGCGCGCATGACACGGGGCCGCTGATCAGGTCGCACAATGGCTTCTGGCTGGCTATCCCAACTCCGGCCGCAGGCAAATCCACCCGCGGCGGCCGCATCACCCCCGGCGAATGGGAACGCCGCACGGGGCTGCGGCTGCGGTTCGTCTTTCGCCGCCGCGGCCCAAGCCTGCTGGTGGCCGAGGGACGGCTGAACAGCAAGGGACGCGCGGTGGCCTCCCGCGCGAAGACCGGCCGCGGGCTGACCACCGTGCCGATCTTCCTCCTCGTGCCGCAGGTCAAGCTGCCCAAGCGGCTCGATCTGGCGCGGGATGCCGAGCGGGCCATCGACGCCGTGCCGGGGCGGATCGTGGCGGGCTGGGTGGAGAGCAGGTTCTGAAAGGGACCGTCGACACGCCTGCCGGATTGGCATATATTGCCAATAAACCTCAGTGAGAGTCCCATGGCCACCAGAAACGTTGTCCTGACCGAAACGCAATCCGACCTTGTCGACCGCCTGGTGGCATCCGGCCGGTATCAGAACGCGTCCGAGGCCTTGCGCGCTGGACTTCGTCTCCTCGAACGAGAAGAGGCCGAGATGACCGATCTGCGTGCTCGCCTGACGGCGGGTCTGGACGAAGCCCGGCGCGGGGATCTGGCCGAGGGAAGTGGCGAGGATGCCATCCGTCGGGCTTTTGCCGCTGCGCGTGCAAATACCTGATGCCGAAACCCTGGCGTCTGACAAGGCAGGCGGAGGCCTCGCTGATCGAGATTGCCCGCTGGACCATCGAGACCTTTGGTCCACGACAGGCGGCGGCGTATGAGGACGACCTGATATCCACCTGTCGCGAGATCGCCGCGGGTACCGCACTGTCACAGGATTGCCGTCGGCTCATCGACCCCGCCTTGGCCGAGGACCTGCGCTTCGCGCGGGCAGGCCAGCATTTCGTGGTGTTTGTCGAGAACGTCGAGCAGGTGATCATCATCGATTTCCTGCACAGCCGCACTGACCTGCCGCGACGACTCGCCAACCTTCCCCTGCCGAAAGGCGGCGGGGAACACTGACCCGGGCTTGTCCCGGAACCCCGGACCGAGAGATGCCCACCACCCGCGAAACCGTCCTTGCCGCGCTGCAGGCGCGGCTGCAGCCGCTTGCCGCCCTCACCCTGCTTGACGCGGTGCTGCCCGAGCGGATCCCGGCGGCCGGGCTGATCATCCTGCGCGACGGCCAGCCGGGCGAACCGGAGATCACGCTCTCGCCGCTGCGCTATCACTACCAGCACCGGGCCGAGCTGGAGATCATCGTTCAGGCGGGCACCGGCCGGGCCAGCGCCTTCGACGACCTGGTCGCCGCCATCGGCACGGCGCTGGAGGCCGACCGGACGCTGGGTGGCCTCTGCGACTGGGTCGAACCGGAGGCCCCGGCCTCGGTCGATCTGCCCGTCGAGGGCGCAGCCGCCCTGAAGGCGGCGGTGATCACCGTCGTCCTGCATTACACCACGACCGGCCCACTGGCCTGAATTTCTCACATCCATAGGAGACCCCCATGGCACGCGCACACGGCGCGCGGGCGCAGATGGCGCTTGCGTTCGAAACCGTCTACGGCACCCCGCCCGTCAGCGGCTATCGGCTGATGCCCTTCGCCCGCACCACGCTGGGCGCAGAACAGCCGCTTCTGAACAGCGAACTGCTCGGCTACGGCCGCGATCCGCTCGCCCCGATCAAGGACGTCGTCACCGCCGATGGCGAGGTGGTGGTGCCAATCGATGTGGAGGCCTTCGGCTTCTGGCTGAAGGCCGCTTTCGGATCCCCGACCACGACCGGCACCACGCCCAAAACCCACACCTTCCAGTCGGGGAACTGGACCCTGCCCTCCATGGCCATCGAAGTGGCCATGCCCGAGGTGCCGCGGTTCGCGATGTACGCTGGTTGCGTGATGGACCAGTTGTCCTGGCAGATGAACCGCTCGGGCCTGCTGACCGCCACCGCACGGCTGATCGCGCAGGGCGAGGCCATCGCAGCCGCCACCGCGGCTGGAACACCGACCGCGCTCGGCCTTCAGCGCTTCGGCCATTTCAACGGCGTGGTGAAGCGCAATGGCACGGCGCTGGGTAATGTCGTCTCGGCCGAGATCACCTATGCCAACGGCCTCGACCGGATCGAGACCATCCGCAACGACGGCAAGATCGAGGGCGCAGATCCCGGCATGGCGGCCCTGACCGGTCGTATCGAGGTGCGTTTCGCCGACTCTGCGTTGGTGACACAGGCCATCGATGGCACGCCCTGCGAGTTGGAGTTCGCCTACAGCCTCGGCGCGAACGCCAGTTTCACCTTCACCGCCCACGCCGTCTACCTGCCGGTCCCGCGGATCGAGATCCCGGGGCCGCAAGGCATCCAGGCGACCTTCGACTGGCAGGCCGCCAAAGCCACCAGCCCCGCCCGCATGTGCACCGCCGTCCTCGTCAACACCGTCACGGGATACTGACCATGATCCGACTGAACCTTTCGAACCGACCCGAATGGCTGGACCTGCTGCCCGGCCTTCGCGTGCTGGTGGCCCCTCTCACCACCGCGCTGATGGTCTCGGCGCGCGCCGATCCCTTGATCGACAATTTGTCGGACGCATCAAGCCAGGAGGACATGGCGCTGGCCATGGCCAAGGCCGTCGCCCGCCGCGCGGTCCTGGAATGGGAAGGCGTCGGCGACGATGACGGCAACCTCGTCCCCGTCAGCCCAGCCGGGATCGACGCCCTGCTGGAAATCTGGCCCGTCTTCGAGGCCTTCCAGGCGCAATACGTCGCCCGCGGCCTGATGCTGGATCAGGAAAAAAACGCCTCCGCGCCCTCGCCGACTGGTCCTTCGGCGGGGGCGACGGCTACTGCGCGGCCTGCGCGGGCCCCTGCCCGGACTGCCCCGCAAAGCTGAACCGGCCGCTGACAGTCGAGGGCTGGCAGGTCTGGGACCTGACCCAGCGCCTCGGCGGTCAGCTGCGCATCGCGCCGGGCGCCGTGATCGGGTGGGACATGGGCGCGGCCCTCACGCTGGCGCGGGCGCTGGGCGTCAACGCCCTGATCGCCGCGGAGCTGCTGCCCGAAATCGAGGCGGTGATGGTGCGCAAACTGAACAAGCAGATGGCCGAGCGTTCAACGGCGATGACCCCGATCTGACGCCATGAGACCAACCGGCGCGCCGCGCGCATGATTCAGGTTAGATCGGATCGATCCCGATAGCCGTTTGGTACAGCCCCACGCGCCAGTCCCTTCAGGTCCTGCTTTGCCGGAAGCGAACGGGACTGTGCCTCCTCGCCCTCATCAAATCCACGCAGTGGCAACCCGAGCCCCGCTTGATCGGTGGGCTTGGGTTCTTCATCGCCGTGCTGCGTGCTTTGGCTTTGGCCGATCATCGTCAGTCCTTTGGCAACTGAAACAGAGACTCCAAGTCCTGCCCTCCGCCCTAAGCACTTACCACAGAATCAAGGTTTTCCTCATGGCCGATAAGAAGGTCTCCGTCCGCCTCGTCGCGGAGGGCGGACGCCGCGTGCGCGCCGAACTGGAAGGGGTGGGCGAGGCCGGGGCGCGTGGCTTCGGCCGCCTGTCGCGTGAGATGGAACTGGCCAACACTCGGCTGGCCGCTTTTGCACGTCGGGCGGGCCTCGCCCTTGGGGCCGCCGCTGCCGCCGCGACTGCCTCGCTCGGGCTGATCGTCCGATCCACCGCCGAGAGTGCCGCCCAGATCCGGCAGTTCGCGCAGGTCGCCAATGCGACGCCCGAGGCGCTGCAACGCTGGTCGGCCGGGGCGCGCACGGTTGGCATCGAGCAGGAGAAGCTGGCCGATATCCTGAAGGACGTGAACGACCGGGTCGGGGATTTCCTGCAGACCGGCGGCGGGCCGATGGCGGATTTCTTCGAGAATGTCGCCCCGCGCGTGGGTGTGACGGCCGATCAGTTCGCGCGGCTATCGGGGCCAGAGGCGCTGCAGCTATACGTCGACACGCTGGAGCGGGCTGGCCTTAGCCAGCAGGAGATGACCTTCTATCTGGAGGCCATGGCCTCGGACGCCACACGCCTGCTGCCGCTTCTGCGCAACGGTGGGGCGGAGATGGCGCGACTTGGCGACCAGGCTTCCGATTTGGGTGCGGTTCTGGACGGTGATGCGCTGGAAGCCCTGCGCCGTACGCAACTCGCACTCGGCACGGTATCCCTCGTGTTCGATGGTCTCCGGAACCGCATCGCCGTCGCCGTCGCTCCGACCATCGAGGCACTGGCCAATGCCTTCGTCGCTCTGGCCTCCGATGGCGGCATCCTGCGCTCGGCCATCGACACGCTGATCGGAAATCTCGGCCGTCTCGCCTCCTATTCCGCAACCTTCGCGGCCGTCATGGCCGGGCGCTGGGTGGCAGGCCTTGCCGCCGCCGCGCTATCCGTGCGCGGCTTGGCCACCGCCTTGGTGTTCCTCCGCGGCGCCCTGATCCGCACCGGCATCGGGGCGTTGATCGTCGGCGCGGGCGAGCTGGTCTACCAGTTCTCGCAGCTGGTCGCCCGGGTCGGCGGGGTGGGAGAGGCGTTTCGCCTGCTGGGCGATCTGGCCCGCGAGGTCTGGTCGCGCATCGGCCTGTCGCTGGACGCGGCCCTCGCCCGCATGGCGGCTGGATGGGAAGGGCTGAAGGCGGCTGGTCTCTCGGCACTCGAGGGCACCATCGCAGGCGTCGTCAGCTTCGGTGACCGGACGGCCGCAATCTTCCAGGGGGCCTATGACGCTGCGGTTGCGATCTGGGGCAGTCTGCCGGGCGCCATCGGCGATTTCGCCTTCCAGGCCGCAAACGGGCTGATCTCGGGCGTCGAGGCGATGCTGAACGGCGTCGTCACCCGCATCAACAGCTTCATCGAGACCCTGAACGCGGCGCTGGCGCTGTTGCCGGAATGGGCCACCGGCGAAGGCGGCGTGAGGATCGGTATCCTCGACCCGGTGGAACTGGGGCGCATCGGCAATCCGTTCGAGGGCGCGGCGACCGCAGCCGGTGCAGCCGCGGCGGATGCCTTTTCGGCCGCGCTGTCACGCACCTATCTGGAACCGCCCGATCTCGGGCTTGGCGCGATGGCCGACGATGCCCGCACCCGTGCCGATGGCTATCGCGAGGCGGCCGGGATGCTGGCTGATGCCGCCGGTCGGCCGCTCGCCAGCTGGCAGGCGCTGAAGGATGCCGTGACCGGCACGGGGACCGAAGCCGAGACAGCGCTGGCGGATGCCGCTGCTGCGGCCGATACCCTGACCACCGGGCTGAACGACACCGCTACCGCCGCCGATGGCGCGGGCGGTGCCGCACGCGAGGCCGGGGCGGCTGCAGCCGAAGGCGCGGACACGGCCCTCACCGGCTGGCAGGCCGTCACCGCTGCCCTCGCCGACTACGCCGCCAAGGCGCGCGACTTCGGCGGGGACATCGGCAGCGCGCTGGTCGGGGCATTCCAGAGCGCGGAGAATGCCATCGGCGACTTCGTGAAGACCGGCAAACTCGACTTCCGCGATCTGGTCACGTCTATGATCGCCGATCTTGCCAAGCTCGCGGCCCGCCGTTTCATCCTCGGCCCTATCGCGAACGTCCTTTCCGGCGTGCTGGGCGGAGCGGGTGGGATTTTCGCGAACATCCTGCATGCGGGCGGAACGGTCGGCGCCCCAGGTCCCGGCCGAATGGCCCCGGCCTTGGCCTTCGCGGGCGCGCCGCGCATGCACAACGGAGGCTGGGCTGGTCTGCGGCCGGATGAGGTGCCCGCGATCCTGCAACGCGGGGAGCGGGTTCTCTCCCGGCGTGAGGCGGCAGGCTACGGCCAGGCGGGCGCGCCCACCGTAAATGTCACGATCAACGCCCGCGACGCCGAGAGCTTCCGCCAGTCCCGAACGCAAGTCGCCAGCGACATCGCCCGCGCTGTGTCGCTCGGGCGGCGCGGCATGTGAGGATCAGCTATGGCATTTCACGAGGTCAGGTTTCCGGACAACATCAGCCGGGGCGCGCGCGGCGGCCCCGAGCGGCGCACCCAGATCGTCGAACTGGCAAGCGGGGCCGAGGAACGCAATGCGAGCTGGGCCAACAGCCGCCGCCGCTGCGACGTGGCCTATGGCATCCGCCGCGCCGACGATCTGGCGGCGGTCGTCGCTTTCTTCGAGGCCCGCAACGGCCGTCTGCATGGGTTCAGGTTCAAGGACTGGGCCGATTTCAAATCCTGCTTGCCGTCGCAGACCCCGACCTCAACCGATCAACCCATCGGCACCGGCAACGGCAGCACGAACACCTTTCAGCTGACCAAGCGCTACACCTCCGGCGCCCAGTCCTGGACGCGGGCCATCACCAAGCCCGTCGCAGGAACAGTGACCATCGCCCTGAACGGCACGCCGCAAGTCTCCGGCTGGTCGGTCTCGACCGCGACGGGCCTGATCACCTTCACCACCGCCCCGGCCCCAGGCGTCGCCATCACCGCAGGCTTCGAATTCGACGTTCCCGTCCGCTTCGACACCGACGCCCTCGACGTCACCCTCGACATCGAGCGCCTCGGGTCGATCACCTCGATCCCCCTCGTGGAAATCCGCACATGAAGTCCCTGAACTCGGCTCTACAGGCGCATCTCGACAGCGGCACCACGACGCTCGCCTGGTGCTGGCGGATCACCCGGGCCGATGGCGTGACCTTCGGCTTTACAGACCACGACAGGACGCTGTCGTTCGACGGCACCGACTTCGAACCGGAAAGCGGGCTGACGGCCTCCGAAGTACGGTCGGGGTCGGATCTGTCCGTCGACGCGCAGGACGCTCAAGGCGTGCTCTCCTCCGACCGCATCACCGAGACCGACATCCTCGACGGCCGCTGGGACGCCGCAGTTGTCGAGGTCTGGCGCGTGAACTGGTCGGCCACTTCGCAGCGCGTGCTGCTGCGTCGCGGGGCCATCGGCCAGATCCGGCGCGGGCGGCTGGCCTTCGTGGCGGAGGTGCGTAGCCTCGCCCATGTGCTCGGCCAGACGGTGGGGCGAACGTTCCAGGCGAGTTGCGACGCCGCTCTGGGCGATCCGCGCTGCGGCGTCAATCTCGAAGCCCCAGCCTTCAAGGGCAGCGGTACCGTCATTGATGTGCTGCGCGACCGGGCTTTCACCGCCTCCGGCCTCGCCAGCTTCGCGGCGGGCTGGTTCTCCTTTGGTCTGGTGGAATGGTCGACCGGCGCGAATGCGGGGCGGCGGGTCGAGGTGTTGTCCCACGACATCGTCGACGGCGTTGCCATCCTGACCCTGCTCGAAGCCCCGGTGCGCCCGATCACGGCGACAGATGCCTTCATCGTCCGGGCGGGCTGCGACAAGCGGATCGCGACCTGCGGCACCAAGTTCGCCAATGTCGCGAACTTTCGCGGCTTTCCGCACATCCCGGGCCAGGACACGGTCCTGCGCTACGCGACGAAGGATGGCGGCCATGAAGGGGCAGTGCTGTGAAAGCCGCCGATCCTGCCCGCGTCATCTCCGCTGCCCGGTCCTGGCTGGGCACGCCCTATCACGACCAGGCCAGTTTGCGCGGGGTCGGCTGCGATTGCCTCGGCCTTGCGCGCGGCGTCTGGCGCGAGGTGGTGGGGCCAGAGCCGTTCCCGATCCCGCCCTACAGCCGCGACTGGGGTGAGACCGGGCCGAGCGAGGTGCTGGCAGATGGAGCGCGGGCGATGATGCCGGAAATCGCACCCGCCGATGCGCCGCCCGGCGCGCTGATCCTGTTCCGGATGATGCCCCGCGCCATCGCCAAGCATGTCGGGATTCTCACCGGCCCAGACACCTTTTTGCACGCTTACGAGCGGCTCGGCGTCATCGAGGAACTGCTGACGCCCGCATGGCGACGCCGCATCGCTTTCGCCTTCCTGTTCCCCGCACGCTGAGAGTTTCCCATGGCCACGCTTGTCCTCGGTGCCGTCGGTTCCGCCATCGGCGGGGCGTTCGGCGGCGCGATCCTCGGCTTTTCCGTTGCCGCCATTGGCGGTTTCATCGGCTCGACCATCGGTTCGGTGGTGGACAGCTGGATCGTGTCCTCGTTGGCCCCAGCGCAGAAGATCGAGGGCCAGCGCCTCGACAGCCTGCGCATCACGTCGGCCACCGAAGGCGCCATCATCCCGCGCCTTTACGGCCGGATGCGCATCGGCGGCAACATCATCTGGGCGACCGACTTCCGCGAGGAGACGAAGACCACGACGCAGGGCGGCGGCAAGGGCGGGGGCGGCGGAAGGGTCCAGACGACCGAATACCTCTACTATGCGTCCTTCGCCGTGGCGCTTTGCGAGGGGCCGATCACCGGCATCGGCCGCATCTGGGCCGACGGCAAGCCGCTCGACATGACCGGGATCACCTGGCGCTGGTATCCCGGCAACGAGACCCAGACGCCTGACCCGTTCATCACGGCAAAGATGGGGGCGGCCAACTCCCCGGCCTATCGCGGCACCGCCTATGTCGTTTTCGAGGAACTGGCGCTTTCCACCTACGGCAACCGCTTGCCGCAACTGTCCTTCGAGGTCTTCCGGCCCTTGGCCGACCGGGATACGGCCGAGGGGCTGGTCAAGGCCGTCACCATGATCCCGGCCTCGGGCGAGTTCACCTATGCGACGGAGGCTGTCCGGAAGACGGTGGGCGCCACGACCACGGTGTTCGGGCAGACCACCGGTGGCACGACCTCGGCCGAGAACCTGAACGCGCTTCCGGATGAAGCCGACATCGTCGTGGCGCTTGACCGGCTGCAGGCGATGGCCCCGGCTGTCGAGAGCGTCAGCCTCGTCGTCGCCTGGTTCGGCAATGACCTGCGCGCGGGCAACTGCTTGATCAAGCCGGGCGTCGAAGTGGCGACCAAGGTGACCAGTCCGAAGGTGTGGGCGGTCAACGGGGTTGCCCGCGCTGCCGCCCACTTGGTCAGCCGTGACGCCGAGGACCGTCCGGTCTATGGCGGCACTCCTGCCGACTTCGCGGTGGTGCAGGCGATCCGCGAGATGAAGGCGCGCGGCTTGCGCGTCACTTTCTATCCCTTCCTGCTGATGGACGTGCCGCCCGGCAACACCCTGCCGAACCCCTACAGCGCGAATGCTGCGACGCCCGGCCAGCCGAGCTTCCCCTGGCGCGGGCGTATCACCTGCTCCCCGGCGGCAGGCTTCGCGGGGACCGCGGACAAGACCGCCGCCTCCGCGACGCAGGTCTCGGCCTTCTTCGGCGCGGCCACCCCAGCGCAGTTCTCGGTGTCGGGCGATACCGTCACCTGGACCGGTCCCGCAGGCGACTGGGGCCTGCGCCGGATGATCCTGCACTATGCCCATCTCTGCGCGGTCGCTGGCGGCGTAGATGCCTTCCTGATCGGCACCGAGATGCGAGGCCTGACCACGATCCGCTCCAGCGCCAGCACCTATCCGGCCGTGACCGCCTTCAAGGCACTGGCGGCAGATGTGAAGGCTATCCTCGGCGCGGGCACAAAGGTCGGCTATGCCTCGGACTGGTCGGAGTATTTCGGGCACCAGCCCGGCGATGGCACGGGGGACGTGTTCTTCCACCTCGACCCGCTCTGGTCAGACGCAAACATCGACTTCATCGGCATCGACAACTACATGCCGCTCTCGGACTGGCGCGACGGCTTCGACCATGCGGATGCGCTGGCAGGCTGGGCGGCGATCCATGACAGGGGCTACCTGCAGGCCAACATCGCGGGCGGCGAGGGCTTTGACTGGTTCTATGCCAGCGCTGCCGACCGGTCGGCGCAACTGCGCACCCCGATCACCGACGGTGCCGCAGGCAAGCCGTGGGTCTTCCGCTACAAGGATCTGCGCGCCTGGTGGTCGAACCCGCATTTCAACCGTCCGGGCGGGGTGGAAAGCGGCACGCCCACGGCATGGGTGCCGCAGTCAAAGCCGGTCTGGTTCACCGAACTCGGCTGCCCCGCCATCGACCGGGGCACGAACCAGCCGAACGTCTTCTTCGACCCGAAGTCGTCCGAGAGCTTCACCCCGTATTTCTCCCGCGGCTGGCGCGACGACGCGATCCAGCGTGCATATCTGGAGGCGAGCTATCTCTGGTGGGGTCAGGCCGCGAACAATCCGACCTCATCCGTCTACGGTGGCCGGATGGTGCATGTCCCCGAATGCGCCGCCTGGACCTGGGATGCGCGGCCCTATCCGTTCTTTCCCGAACTGACCGGCATCTGGACGGATGGCCCCAACTGGCGGCTCGGGCACTGGCTGACCGGACGGCTCGGTGCGGTGTCGCTGGCGGCCCTCGTGCGCCATCTCTGCCTGCGCGCTGGGCTTGCGGACGACCTCATAGACGTCTCAGGTCTCTGGGGCGCGGTCGAGGGCTATGTGATCGCCGCGCTGGAAAGCCCTCGCGCGTCGATTTCCACGCTGGCCCGCCACTTCGGTTTCGATGCCATCGAGACCGAGGGCGTGATCCGCTTCGTCATGCGCGGGCGATCATCCAGCCTGACCCTCACGGTGGATGATCTGGTCGCCAGCCGCGAGGGCGAGGCCTTCGAGCTGACCCGAGGCCAGGAAACCGAGCTGCCTCAGGCGCTGAAGTGGCAGGTCGCGCGGGCGGATGAGGACTATGATGCAGCCCTCGTCGAGGCGCGGCGCATCACCGTCGACACTACCCGCATCGCTTCCGAGTCCTTTCCGATGGCAATCCCGCCCGAGGAGGCCGAACGCCGCTGCCGCCGCGCGCTGATGGAAGCCTGGATCGGCCGGGAAAGCGCCACCTTCCGCCTGCCGCCCTCAAAGCTGGCCCTCGATCCGGCCGACGTGATCCGGCTCGCGCATGACGGTCGCGAGGTCGAGTTCCGCCTCGTCTCGGTCGCCGATGCCGGGGCGCGCGGGATCGAGGCGGTGCGGCAGGACCGCGCCGCCTATGATCTGCCGCCCGGCGATCCGCGCCCGGCCTCGCTCGCCAGCCCCGTCGTCTTCGGCACGCCCGAGGTGGTGATGCTGGACCTGCCGCAGATCAGCGAAGACCAGCCCACACATCGGCCCCTGATCGCCGCCCATGCCAGCCCATGGCCTGGCGAGATCGCCGTGTTCCGCAGCGCCTCGACGGATGGGTTCTCGTTGTTGACGACCTTTGGCAGTCAGGCCCGGATCGGGACGCTGGCCTTCGATTTCTTTCCGGGGCCGACCTCGCGCTTCGATCTGGGCAACGCGCTGGTCGTCGATCTGCTGGCTGGAAAGCTGGAAAGCGTGACCGACGTCGCGCTGTTCGGCGGGGCAAATGCGCTGGCGGTCGAGAGCGCCGCTGGCCAGTGGGAGATCGTCCAGGCGGGCCAAGCAGAGCTGATCGCCCCCGGCCGCTATCACCTGACCCGCCTCCTGCGCGGGCAGCGCGGGACGGAACACGCGATGGGCAATCCGGCTCCGGCCGGGGCGCACGTCGTGGTGCTGGATACGACACTAGCCTCGCTGCCCATCGCCGAGTCCGATCTCGGACTGCCGTGGAACTGGCGGGTGGGCCCGGCCGCGCGTTCTGTAACGGATGACAGCTACGCCGCGCTGGGCTTCACCCCGACCGGGCGCGGCCTCGTGCCTTTCGCGCCAGTCCATGTCGAACAGCCATGGCGGATCGCACGCAGCCCGGGCGATCTGACGATCCGCTGGACGCGCCGGTCCCGTGCGCTGCTGGCCGATGCCTGGGAGCAGGTCGAGGTGCCGCTGGCCGAAGATGTCGAGGGTTATGACGTCCAGATCCTCGATGGTGCTTCGGTCAAGCGCACGCTGACCAGCACCACGACCTCCGTCCTCTATACCGCCGCCCAGCAGACTGCCGATTGGGGTGCGCCGCTCGGGCCCGGCCAAACGCTTGTGATCCGCATCTACCAGCTCTCGAACCGCCTTGGCCGCGGCACGCCCGCGTCTGTGACGCTGCAATTCTGATCCCAACTCGCGGGAACCCCCATGTCCGACACCACGACCCATCTGGGCCTGCCCTATCTCCTGGCGGCGCAGGCGCAGAAGCATGCCACCCACAACGAGGCTTTGCGCCTGCTCGACGCCATGGTGCAGCTTTCCGTCCTCGACCGCACACGCACCGCACCACCCGCGAGTCCCAACGATGGGAACCGACATTTGGTGGCCTCCGGCGCAACAGGCCTCTGGGCCGGGTGGGATCTGAACATCGCCTTCTGGGTCGATGGCGCATGGATCCGCCTCGTGCCGCGTACCGGCTGGCTGGTCTGGGTCGCAGCCGAGGGCCTGTTCCTCGTCTGGACCGGCAGCGCCTGGGAAGTGGTCGGTGAGCCCCGCGACGTCTCGGACGCGGTGTTCAGCCTGGTCAACGATGCAGACCCGACGAAGAAGGCTACATTCTCGCTGGCGGGGATCAGCGCCGGGACAACGCGGAGTTTCACCCTGCCGAACACCTCGTCCGAACTGGCAATCCTCGCGGGAACGCAGACCTTCACCGGAAACAAGACCTTCTCGGGGACGCTGACCGCATCCGGGACCGTAACGGTGTCCGCCGCCAGCGCCACCATCGGCACGGCGACGACGACCGCTACCTACGGGATGGGCACCGGGGCCACGACCACCGGCGTCACCAAGACCGTGAACATCGGCACGGGCGGCGCCTCCGGATCGACCACCGTCGTGAACATCGGCTCCGCCACGGCTGGCGCGGGCGGGACGACCGTCATCAACACGCCGACCGTCACCTTCGCCAATGCCGTCACGCAGGTCGGCATGCCGCAGGCAAACCTGACCGCGCAGCTTCTGGGTCTCGGCGGGGCCACGGCCGACAGCTACAACCGGCTCTCCATCAACACACCCGCCGCGCTGCTCAACAATGCGGGCGCAGGGATCGAAGCGACGGTCAACAAGGCCGCTGCCGGGAATGACGCTGCCTTCGCCTTCAAGACCGGCTTCTCCGCCCGCGCGCTGATCGGCCTTCTCGGCAACGACGACTTCAGCTTCAAGGTAAGCCCAGACGGGTCCGCCTTCTTCGATGCGATCAGGATCGACCGCACCAGCGGCCAGGTGGAACTGCCGCAGCCGACGGTATTGCCGGGACTGGCCGCAGCGCCAACCCCGCCGCCCGCAGGCAAGGCCGCCCTCTATGCCCGCAGCCGCGCCGGGGCGCCGTGGATCGACGTGATGCGTCCCTCGGGGCGGGACTTTCCGCTGCAACCACATTTCGGGGTCAACCGCATCGCGACATGGTCGCCCTCCGTCACGACGACGATCACTACCGAAGGCATGCCGATCACCTCGGTTGGTACCGTGTCGCACCCGACGCTGGCGGCCACCAACCTTGCCGCCAGCATGCGGCGCTGGCGTCTGACCTCGGCGGCGGTCGTGGACTCGGTCGCCGACCAGCGATCCGCAGGCTGGGCCTGCTGGCGCGGCAATGCCGCAGGCCTCGGCGGCTGGACCTTCGTGACGCGGATCTCGCTCACGACCCTGCAGGCGACCGGAATGGGCTTCTTCGGCCTCTACGGATCGACCGCCGCGCTGGCGACCACCCTGACGCTGGCCGCTGCCATCAACTGCATCGGGATCGGATTCCAACGCGGGACGCACACCCGCTGGCAACTGGTCGCGAACGACGGCACCGGGGCGCCAACCCTGACTGACATGGGCGCGTCCTTCGCCATCGCCACCGGTGGCGTGCTGACGCTGTTCATTGCCGCACCGCCAAACGGCAGTTCCGTCTGGGTGCGGGTGGTGGACGAGGTCTCCGGCGCGGTCTTCGAGCAAGAGATCACCGCCGACCTTCCCGCCGCGACGCAGTTCCTGTCGCCACGGCTGTTCCTGAACACCGGCGCGACTGCCGCCGCCGTCGCCTACGACTGCGCAGGGGTCTACCTGGAAACCGACTTTTGAACCGCAGGACCGCGATAGCGAAAGGACCATCATGAACGACCAGACCACTCTCGCCGGGGAGGTCGCGCGGGCCTTTCGGGACCACGGGATCACCGCCGCGCTGACCGCCCTCATCGGTGGCACCATGGCTTTGATCGCGGCGATCACGAGGAAGGCATTCACGAACGAGGCTCTGCTGGATCGCCTCGACCGGGAACTGATCGCCGACCGGGACCGTATCGACCGTCAGCGCAGCGAGGACCGCAAGGCCGATGGCGATCGCCTCGACCGGATCGAAACCGACATCCGCTCCATGCGGGACATGCTCTTCGATGCCTTCCAGCGCGGCCGATCCGACTGACCGATCAACGACCACACCACCACGACCACATCCCCCGCCCCCGGCGGGCAATGCCCGCCAGAACCTAAAGTCTGCGCGGCCTTGCCGCGCGGGGGCGGGTTTTTTCATTTGGAGAACTGACCATGCCCACCCTGACTTACCCGAGCTGGCGCGACGTGCCCGCCAACACCTGGCGCTGGCCGAACTTCTCGGCTTCCGAGATCGCCTGCCGCGGCACCGGCGCGATCAAGATCAACACGGAAGCCATGGACAAACTGCAGGCCCTGCGCGACCGGCTGGGCAAGCCGCTGATCGTGCGATCCGCCTATCGCAGCCCGGAACACAACCGTGCTGTCGGCGGGGCCCCAGCCTCGAAGCACATGCAGGGCACGGCCTTCGACATCGCCATGTCGAACCACGATCCGGTCGCATTCGCCGAAGCCGCCCGTGCCGTCGGCTTCCTCGGCTTCGGCACCTATCCCCGCTCCGGCTTCATGCACATCGATCTTGGTCCTGCCCGATCCTGGGGCGATCCCTTCCCGGCGCGGCCCGTACCCTTCGCGCCGGAACTGCCGCCCGCGCGCGAAGTCCTGTCGGAAAGCCGCACCCTGCGCGGTGGCGGCGCGGCTGGCGCGGCCACCGTCGGCGCGGCTGAGGTGGAAGTGTTGCAGGACGTCCTCGTGGAAACCCAGTCCGCCATTCAACCGCTGGTGCCCTATCTCGACACCCTGCGCTGGGTTCTGATCGCCATCGCGCTGATCGGCATCGCCGTCACGATCCACGCGCGGCTTGACGACTGGAAGCGGGGCCAGCGGTGACCCTTTGGCTCCTCACCCATGGCCCTGCGCGCAAGGCGCTGGGCCTGATCCTCACCGCCACAGCGATTCTGCTGTTCCTGCTGAACCTGCGCCGCGCAGGCGAACGCGCCGGGCGCGCCGCCGAACGGTTTGATGCCCGAGAGAGAAACGATGCCGTCCACCGCCAGATGCTCGACGCCGCCGCCCGCCGCCCTCCTGATCGCGATGCTCTGGCTGAGCGCCTGCGCGACGGTAGGTTCTGAGACCCGCGCGCCCTGCCCGCCTGTGGTCGAGTACACCCCCGCCGATCAGGCGCTCGCGGCCGATGAGGTCGAGGCGCTGCCGGAAGGCGCCGTCGTCGTCCGGATGCTCAGTGACTATGCCGTGCTGCGAGATCAAGCGAGGGCATGCCGGTGAGCGCAGGCTTCAATGGATCGGCTCTGCCCCGCAGCATTTCTTGAACTTGCGGCCTGAACCGCATGGACAGGGATCATTTCGACCGACCTTTGCGCGCCCGGCAGGCGCGCTGGGCAGATTGGCAGGTCCCTGTGCCCTTCCCTGAGCCTTCACCCAAGCATTCAGGTTCGCGACCAGATCGGGGATCATGTCGGGAGCCATCGCATCGAGTTCCCGCATAGCGTCCTCGCCCAGCTCGGACCCGCCTTCGGCAATGTCGTGCAGAGCCAGAAGCATGGGAATGCTGGAGGCGATCTCTTCGTCGCTGCTTTCAACCGTCGCCTCCCAGGCTTCGGGGCGCAGCTGCATCGCGCGCTCGAAGCCGGTGATCCATGGCTCCCACATCAGATCACCTGTCAGGGGGTCCTTGTCGTAGACGGCCTCATAGTCGGTAGGCGTCTTCGCCAAACCGCGCGCCACGCGATTGTAATGGGCCATCACGGCGTCCAGCGTTGCGGTGGCCTGTTCCATGTCGGCAAAATGCGGCGCGATTTCCTCGCCCCACACTATGGGCAGCCATTCGCTGGGCAGGATCATTTCGGGGCACACAAGAATGCCCGCAACAAAGCCATCGAATTCGCTCAGAAGCATGCCGTCATTTTCGGGCGGCAAGGCGATGAGGCATTCGGAAAGCTGGTTCAACTGTCTTTGGCTATGGCCCATGCCCTGTCACCTTTCCTTCCGACGTTGCGTGGCTCGCATGGCCCAATCCGCATCACCATAGGTAACGGCGTAGATCAGCACCTCGGCGGCCTCGTCATCCACCACGAAGGCGATGACGGCCTTCCGCCCTGCCGGGATGGCACGCAGTCCAGGAGCGATTTCGCCGCGGAGACTGCCTTTGTGCGGCGTTGCCTTCAGCGTCGCGATGGCCGCCTCGATCTCGGCCAGCTTCCGCGCCGCGATATCCGGCCCGGCATAGTCGAGGATCCACCGCGCGATGGCGTCGAGATCACGCGCGACGAGAGGGTGGAAGCCGATGCGGTATGTCACGCTCCACGCGCAGCCTCGATGGAGGCGCGGGCGGCGGCGAAGGCATCCTCCGCGTCGATGAACGCATCACGCGGCGTTTCCATACGGGCACGGATTTCCTGCGCGAGGGCCTGAAGCGCCACGTCGCGCTCCTCCTCATCCTGCATCATCTGCTCGAGCGCGGCCGCGACGGCGGCGCTCTGGGTCGCGAACACGCCCTGCCCCACCTTTTCCGAGATGAACTGGTGATGGCGGTCGGTGAAGCTGAGGGTGGTCTTGACGGTCATCCGCTTCTCCCTTTGTATGATCAAGTCATATACTACTTCTCGGCGCTGTTCGCAATCTTGAGCGATCTTGGGGCAGTTCCTTTGCGCAATGCCGCGCGCAGCTTGCCTGTGTGTTCATTTTTGTTTATCTTGAACACAACAGACGGAGGCCGCGATGTCCCAGACCACGACGATGACTGTACGCATCAGCGGCGCGCTGAGCGAGTTCGTGGCGTCCAATGTCGGGGAGAACGGCGCCTACGAGAACATCAGCGAATATGTCCGCGACCTGATCCGCCGCGACAAGGAGCGGGTGGAGCGTGAGGCGTTCGAGCGCCTGAAGGCGGAACTGACTCGAGCCTTCGCAGCGCCAGAGGAAAGCTATCGCCCGTTGACCGCCGCCGAGGTGATCGCGCGGAACCGGGGCTGACGACGTGGCCATCCGCGTCCAGGAGGCCGCATCGCTGCGGCTTGACGAGATCTACCGCTACACCCGCGATCGCTGGGGCGCGGACCAGGCGGACAGCTACATGACCGATCTGTTCGCCGCGTTCGATCGCATCGAAGGGGGCGGAATTGCATCGCGCCCGGTTCCGGCGGAATTCGGGGTGGATGGGTTCTACTTTCGGCACGCGCATCATTTCGTGTACTGGCGGCGGCTGGCGAACGGGGACGTCGGCATCGTGACGATCCTGCACGAGCGGATGCATCAGATGGACCGGTTTCGGGATGATCGGGGCGCCTGATCGCCAGCACCCGGAACGCAAAAAGCCCCCGTGTAGGGGGCCTCGTGTAACGTTGAGTTGTTGTTGAGGTGAATGCGTTTGCTTATACACAAGCGAAACGCTCAACATTTAACTCTTTGGTTTTGTTAAGAGATTTGGTTGCGGGGATAGGATTTGAACCTATGACCTTCAGGTTATGAGCCTGACGAGCTACCGGGCTGCTCTACCCCGCGACCGTGCCGCGTTGTGCGGCGGGGGTTTCCCCGTGGGATCCTTTG